AGTCTTAACACCTTCAGCAAGTCCGCAGACGTTTAGTTTTATTCCACGAGATAACACGTTTAATGTTATGGAATTAACAGACGACCAAACAAATATAATGGTAGCGGTTGCAATTACTTCAAGCACAGTTGGAGACTATATAAACACGATTACAGCAACTTTTGGTTTAATAGAAGGACATTTTTACAATTTAGTTTTACGAGTAGGCACAAACATTATTTACAAAGACAGAATATTTTGCACGGCTCAAAGTTTAGTTACATTTTCGGTTAACAATAATCAATATGTTTCTAATTCAACATTAAATGAATTTATAGTATATGAATAATTTACACGTTTTAAATTTAAGCGCATACACAACGCCAACAATTCAAGAAGCAAACCGCGAAAATTGGGTTGAATATGGCGATGACAATAATTTTTATGCTTACCTTATAAACCGATTTACAAATTCAACAACGAACAACGCAATAATAAACAACATTGCAAGGTTGATATACGGAAAAGGTTTAAGTGCGTTAGACGCTTCTAAAAAGCCAAATGAGTACGCACAATTTATGGCGTTACTACATAAAGACGATATAAGAAAAATTGTTTTAGACAGAAAGTTATTAGGGCAATTTGCAGTTCAAGTTCATTATAACGACAAGCACGACAAAATATTAAAAGCGTATCATATTCCTGTTAATCTTTTACGAGCAGAAAAATGCGACAAAGAAGGTAAAATAAACGGTTACTATTACTCTGACGATTGGACTGATGTTAAAAAATATGCGCCCGTTCGTTATTCGTCTTTTGGAAGTAGCAAAGACAAAGTAGAAATATTATTTTCTAAACCTTATGCGGTTGGAATGAAATATTATAGTTATGTTGACTATCAAGGTTGTTTGCCGTATTGCCTATTAGAAGAAGAAATAGGAGACTATTTAATTAACGAAGTACAAAACGGATTTTCTGGAACTAAAGTTGTAAACTTTAACAACGGAGTACCAACAGACGAACAACAAAATATAATTTCAAATAAGGTACTTGACAAATTAACAGGAAGCAGGGGACAAAAAGTTATCGTCGCGTTTAACAACAACGCAGAAAGCAAAACTACGGTTGATGACATACCATTAAACGACGCTCCAGAACATTATACTTATTTAAGCGAAGAATGTTTAAAGAAAATAATGTTAGGGCACAACGTTACAAGTCCGTTATTATTTGGCGTAGCTTCAACAAATGGTTTTAGTTCAAATGCAGACGAGTTAAAAAATTCAAGCATACTTTTTGACAATATGGTTATTCGTCCGTTTCAAGAAGAAATAATAGAAGCTTTTGACAGCATTTTAGCGTTTAACGGAATAAGTTTAAAATTGTTTTTCAAAACGTTACAGCCGTTAGAATTTACAGACTTGGAAAACGCACAAACCGAAGAACAAGTTGCTGAAGAAACAGGAACGGAATTAAGCGCACAAACAAACGCGTTAATTGATTTAGGCGAAGACGTACAAGACAATTGGTTATTAATAGACGAAAAGGAAGTTGACTACGATACGGACGACGAAGAAAACGAATTGTTAAGTAAAGAACCTAAACAAAGTTTATTAAGCAAAATTGTAAACTTGGTTTCAACAGGTTCAGCTTTTCCAAATAGCAATAGTGAACAAGACGAAAACATAGACGGAATTAAATTTTTTACACGTTACAAATATGTTGGAGAATTAACTAAAAACAGACGTGCATTTTGTACACAAATGATTTTAGCAAACAAAATATATAGAAAAGAAGACATAATAAGAATGAGTTCACAAGTTGTAAATGAAGGTTGGGGCCCGAAAGGAGCTGACACGTATTCAATTTGGTTATACAAAGGCGGCGGAAATTGTCATCACCGGTGGAATAAACAAGTTTACGCAAGTTTTTCAGGAACAAACATTGATATTAATAGTCCGAAAGCAAGACAAATTGCAGGTAAAAAAGCTGAACAATACGGCTACAAAATAACGAATGAAAAATTAGTTTCAACACGTCCAATTGATATGCCTAACAAAGGGTTTTTACCTAAAAATAAAAAAGAGAATTAATGGCAGAAGCACTTTTAGTTACCAGACAAGACGTAGTAAAATTCACAGCATTGAACGGAAATGTTGATACGGATAAATTTATTCAATTTGTAAAGATTGCACAAGATACAGACTTGCAAAATTACACGGGTACGAAGCTCTTGGACAAGATAAAAGCGGACATAATAGCAAATACATTGTCGGGTAATTATTTAACGCTTACAACGACTTATTTGAAGCCGATGCTTATTCATTTAGCAATGAAGTATTATTTACCTTTTGCAGCTTACACAATTAGTAATAAAGGAGTATATAAACACAATTCGGAAAATTCAACAAACGTAGAAAAAGACGAAGTAGACTTTTTAATTGAAAAAGAAACACAAATAGCACAACATTACACGGAGCGATTTATTAACTATATTTCTTTTAACAATAATTTGTTTCCAGAATATACCGCAAACACGAACGCTGATATGTTCCCCGATACAAACAATAATTTTACAGGTTGGTATATATGAAAAAGAGTTATAAACCAAAAGAAGTCAATATAATTAAGTTAAAGACTTATTTAAAAAAAATAGAAAATGGCAAATAGTAACGGTTGGGGGCAAGGTGCAAACAATAACGACATAGGTTGGGGACAGGGAGCGTATAACAATACAATTGGTTGGGGTTCTATTTACGCAGATAGTTATTCTGGAGATACTGAAATTTTAGGTAACGAAGGCGGAATAACAACAACTTTTGAAACACGAATAATAGCTGACGGTGGAATTTATGAAGCTGATAGTTGTTTAGTTCAATCATTAAATTTTTAAAATATGAGTTTATTAAATAGTGCAAGTTTAGTAGTAACGCCAAACGGTTATAAAGCGGGTACGTTATATTCAGTTATTCCAAATACAACGTTAGGAGATATGACTGTAGTTCGTGCTACAACAGCTACAAGGGTAAATAGTGCAGGGCTTATTGAGTCGGTGGCTAACAATGTACCACGCTTAGACTACTCAAATGGTACTTGTCCGAGTTTGTTGGTAGAGCCGCAGAGGACTAATATAGTTTTATATAGTGAGCAGTTTAATAATGCAGCTTGGACTGCAACTGCTATAACCGTAACTGCAAATGCAACAACTTCGCCTGATGGGACTACAAACGCTGACACAATAAATTCAATTTCAGCAAGTCCAAATATATTAAGCAATGTTGCTACATTTGGGAATATTACTAATGTCAGTATTTTTGTAAAATATGTAAGCCAACAATGGGTTAAATTAATGAGTGGAGCTGTGACAGGTGATTATGCAAATTTTGACATTCAAAATGGAGTTATTGGCTCGGTTGGTAGTACATCTTCAAACGCACAAATACAAAATTTTGGGAATGGATGGTATAGGATTAGTGTAAATTTTGGCGGGTTTGTTGGAAATACAAATTTGTATTTTGGCTTTTCTCAAAATGGCACAAGTGGTTGGAATGTATTTGACCCAAATTTTAATAAATCAGTTTATGCTTGGGGAGCTCAAATAGAACTCGGCTCCTACCCAACCTCCTACATACCTACAACCTCAGCAGCAGTAACTCGTAATGCTGATGTGATTAGTAAGACAGGGATAAGTAGTTTGATAGGGCAGACTGAGGGGGTTGTTTTCTTTGATGCTATTAATTTATTTACGAGTGGGACAAGAACTTTAGCACTTTTATACACAAGCGGTTCAGCATTTTATCAAATATATTTAAATTCAAGTAATCAAGTCAGAGTTGATGTTAATGGTAGTTTTATTTTTGCTGGTGGTACAATAACATCTAATACTCAATTTAAAATTGCATTTGCTTACAAGTCAGGAGACAACGCTCTTTATATTAATGGAACACAAATAGCCACAAGTGCAAGTACAACAATCCCAAGTTCTTTAAATGATTATTATTTAGGAAATTCTATAGGTTCTGAGCAAAGTGGTTCATACGGACAAGCAACCCTCTTCCCTACTCGCCTAACAAACGCAGAACTCTCACAACTTACAACGATATGATATACAAACTAAAATACACAAATAAAGCTACTGCAATGAAAGACCTAATAAAAAAAGGTGTATATGTAGAGACTGACAAAGGTCTTGCTTACGGCACAGGCATTCACGCAGTAGTAGAGATAGGGCAGATAGTTTTAACACCTCCTGTCATAGAAGATATGCAGGTTATAACTGAGGCAACTTATTTAGATGGTCATCATTTTGATGTGATG